CACAAAAATCTCTGAAGGAAGAATTTACCGTCTTATGAAGAATATGGCGCTCCCTAAAATGGCTACCGTTAAGCCAAAAACAGCTCTTAAAAAGACTCAAAAAACTACTCTCAAAACTTACTCAACCAGAAATTTAATCCTGACAAACCAAATCAAGTATGGGCTACTGACTTCACCTATATTTCTATTGGATATAAGAAATATGTCTATCTCTGCGCAATACTTGATCTCTATTCTAGAAACTGTATTGCTTGGAAACTGAGTCATCGTATGGATGCAAAGTTAGCATGTGACACTCTAGAATTAGCTCTTAATAAAAGAAAGATTGAAGGAACACTTCTCTTTCATTCCGACCAAGGGTCACAATTTAAGGCTAGGGAATTTAGAAAAATTATTGATGATAACAATATCATGCATTCTTTTTCTAATCCTGGATATCCTTATGATAATGCCGTAACTGAAGCATTTTTCAAGTATTTAAAGCATAGACAAATCAACCGAAAAAATTATCAAAATATCAAACAGGTTCAATTAGACTGCTTTGAATACATTGAGAATTTTTATAACAATTACAACCCACATACGGCTAATCTAGGACTAACTCCTAATCAGAAAGAAGAAAATTATTTTAACGCAATAAAATAACACGGTTTTCTGTCTACTTATTTGACATTAGTCCACTACCCAACTCTTGACTAACCTGTGAGATATTGCCATTAATTAGAATAGCGTTTAAAAATTTCTCTTGTCTACGTGTTAATTTATCTATAGTTTTCACCTCCTCTTTTATAAAGAAAAACACCAGAAACAATCAAAAGAACCTAAATCATTCTTCTATTGTCTCTGGTGTTTCCAGTCAACATTATAGCTATGCACTTATTCTATTTTTTGGTTGGTTGTTTTTTCGCAAAAAACAATAACCCCATCTTGAATTTTTAAACGGACTGTCCCATGTCTCGGAATTCCAACCATCTTTATTATACCATTATTTTTAAAATATATCATGCCTTCATCTAGTTCCATTTCTGCCCCCTTTATTATGTCCTAAAATGTTAGATAATAATACCATTAGCTCTACCGAAGATTTCTAAGATTCTTTCCTTTTTCATTTTCATTTGTTTATCTTTTAAATGAAAATACATTTGAATTTCTTCCCAAGATAAATGAGTATAACACCTCATATAAAACATTTTTCCTAATTCATCATCTAATACTTCTAAGGTATATTCAGCACTCTCTTTAAGTAAAAATAAACTATTCAATCTTACATCGCTATCATATCGCTCTATTATCCATTCTGTAGGCTTACTGATACGATTTGATTTGACCCCTTCAATCCTCTCATAGCTACTGTGAAGTGTTTCAAGTTCCAATTTTCTACGTTTTATTTCCTTATCAATATTCTTCACTGAAAGGATTCGATCATCTACAAGGTTGTAATATAATTTTGATAATGGTTTACAATTCATCGTTCTCAACCGCACGAGCTATCTTCTTCAACCTATCATCCTTATCAAAGTAACCTTCATAGGTCACAAAGACACCGTATCCCGTTCCGTGTATTTCTACCACGTCCACTTCACATGGCCATAGTGAGCCTGTAAAGTAACCTAGGATAGCCAACTTAATATCCTGCGCCGTTGGTTGAAAGAGTGTACTATAAGTCCAGTAATGCTTCATAAAGCACCTCTCAGTTCTCTAGCGATCTCAAACGTTCTCTCATTAGAGCTATGTCTGCTTCAAGCTTGTCTAGTCGTTCTTCATGCTGTCTCAAACGTTGTAAAATGCCAACCGAATCATCACTATAAACCAATTGACCTTCTTTGACCATGTAAAGCAATTGATCCCAATTACGCATGTTCTTATCAAGCATTTCAGGGAGAACTTTTTGATTGACGTCTAATGTCATTGCCTCAGCAAAATCACATGAATCTTTGATGAATTCATTGAAGTTGAATGGTTTCAAGTCTGTGTTTTCGTATAAATTAGTAATTTTCATAGCATTTCCTCCAAATCTACTACACCTAAATTGCAAGTGTAGTAAGTTTTTTAGCAAGCGTAGTAGCCATAAACACCGTCATATCAACGTTTATAATAAATCTACTACACCTACTACACCTATTTTCTTCTTTGCAACTTTTTATTTATTTTTTTCTCTTTTGTTTTTTTGTTTTATTTTTATATTAATATTTCTTGTAGTAAGTGTAGTAGTGTAGTAAAAATAGAGTAAAACCCTTGGTATAATAAGGTTTTTAATCTACTACACTTCTACTACACTTCTACTACACTTCTACTACACTCAATGCCTTTTTAGCTTATACCCTCGAACATTGATAACTTTTCGCTTGTCGTTATCCTTTCTTAGAGAAGGAAATGACCTATTTGCATAAAAAGGGGTGTCACTTTCGGGATAAAAACCCTTTGGATAATTCCTGTTAACTCCTATAGTCACTGGATATGGCAACGATTTCCATTCTTTGGGAAGATTAGCTTTTATTTCCTTATGGAAAGCATCGCTTGGGGTATGATCTTTGATTTTGTAATAATCCGTATAGAATCCCCAAACATACCAAACAAACTCATTAGGTAAGAACTCGCTCTCAAGCTCGTTTGTAAAGAAATGCTCAACAAACCCTATAATAGGTTCAGACCCTCGAATATTCTCCGCTAGTGCCTCCTGTGAAGCTTTTGCATTGATATCTTGCCATGGTGTTTCAACAGCTAGCTTAAGAAAGTATTCCAACACTTCAGGTCTTCTGAGATAGTCATTCCTGATAGATCGATTAGGTTTCCCTTGATAAGCCTTTTTAAATGGCACAATCACAAAGCGCCTACTGATCGCTTCTTTATCTGCTTCCATTTTAGGGAAACCATTTGACGATTGAACAACGGGCAATCTTAACCGCAGGGTATATGGTGTTTTCCCTTTTTCTTCAATCTTTAACGGGTCTCCAGTGATGAGGGAAAAAATGGCAGACGTATTTTTGATTCTGACATCTTTTTGCACATCATCACCTATGACAACTGATTTTCCAATAAGAGCAGACATGCCAAAGCGATTCATACCATCAAGCTCATCTACCTTTGAGCTAGCAATATTGCTTTCACTAACCATATCAGTAATGATCTGCTGAAAAGACCCCTTACCACTACCACCAACACCTTGAAGCCAAAATAAACGTTCTAATGTCTTTCCTGTGATAACTGATTTCAGAATTTGAATGGTTAATTCAAATAACTCATTATCATTGCCTAACACGCTTTTCAGCCATTCTGTGGGCTTCCAGCCATTAATAGTTGGCTCTTGTCTCTCTGGATTATAAGGATAGTCAATTCGCCGTGTGACAATAATATCAGGGCTATATGGCTCTAACGCCATAGTTTGACAGTTAAGAAGTCCATTGCCTAGTGCCACGTAGTTCTCATTGATTTCCCTGATCGTGCTATTTCTAGCAATCATATAGAGAACATCTTTGGCTTTGCGTTCCGTTGTATCATCATTGATGACTGTGATAAGGTCTTTGATTAGTACATTATTTTCTAAATAAATCCCTTTATCTGGATCATACAAACAAAGAGGAGGTTCTTGATTAGCGCTTACTGGTTTAATTCTGACAAATCGGATATACTCCATCAGAAACTTAGCCATTGAAGCAGGTTGTTTTGAAATAGCTTTGGAATAGGCTTTTTTAGCCAGTTCTTTTGCTTCTTCCTCGATAACATCTCTATCGGTTATTCCTGTAGTGTCGTCATCATTTGCTTTTGCTAGTCGTTTCTTAATGCTAGGTTTATTGAAATATGCTTGATAAGCAGCTTCATAGGCTTCCTGTCTCACATTGCTAGCAAAGTATCCTATCTGTCCCCTGATACCTTTTAAGCTGGTTAAGTAACTATCATTTTGTTCTGGTAAGCTTTGAGTAATTGATTCCCAATCTAGTTCCGTCAAGCACTCGCCCCCTCTCTATAATACTTGCTCACTTCATTAAGCAAAAACTCGTTTAATTTGGTTGTCCTTAATGCCGTCGTTAAATACAGATACACTTTTTCTTGAGGAACTCCTGCTCGGTAACATTGTCTGACAAAGCTGATAATCTCATCTTTGGTACTGATCCCATAGCAGAAAGCAATGTCTATGATTCCTGTAAGTGATAAGCCATGGTTATCTTTTTCTGCTCTCACGGTTGCAATTTGCAAGGCATTCACAAAATCCAGTACCTGCCCACCGAGATAAGTTGGTGTCATATCACGGACTAATTGCCAGTTGTTGGCTAAATAATGATCTATCCTATCTTCGTCACTAACTGAAATTTGAATACCGTTTTTACCAAGGTTTTCAAAATGACAATCCGTCGGCTCAAAATAAGTCATGATACAATAGCCCTGTTTATAGAGCAACCGTGTTTCCACGCCATCCAACCCCTTGAAATCTTTTACCCACTCGGGAGCAATCATAATATCGATATATCGCATTAGCTCACCTCCAGGAATGCTAGCACATCAGAAATCTTGAAGAACACCTTTCTAGTCCCCTCTACGGGTGGAATATAAGGCTTCAAACCATTGTCTCGCCATAATTTAATGGTTTGATAAGTAACCTTGAGTTCCTCTTCCAATTCCTTTTGAGAAATAAGTCCTGTCTGCCTTGGTTTGATACGCTTATCCTTTGCCATACGCTCTGCCAATTCTATCAAACGTGAAGCTGTATCACGTTCAAGAGATAAAATCAGTTCGTCTGTTTTACTTGTCATCTAATCCCTCCCTTGCATTTGTATTACTGCCCCATACCTTGTTAGGTATGCTGGTTCAGAATGGTTGTTACGATTAGTAACCCCCTTTGTAGGCTCTGTTTTGCTCGGTGTTTTTACGAGTTGATAAAACACCCAAGCTAGAATCAGGAGCAGAATAACATAGCCTCTAGGGCTTAAATTAAGTTCTTGGATCATTGATTAAAAACCTCCAATTCCCTTGCGTTATCATTGTTCAAAAGCAAAAATGCAATTTCATCTAAACGCTTATATAGCTTTTCATTTTGCTGATAAGCTGTATCAATATATTTCTTTGTTAGCCATAAGAAGGTCGTATTATCCACTCTTTGGCTGATTTCCAATCCCTCTAAGGCAACGTTGTTCATTTCAATAACGTTCATAATATCTGTCAATTCATCGCCTAACTCTAATAGTCGTTCTGCTGATAGTAGCAACACTTCTTTAGTCTGTTTTTCCATGTTTTTTCTCCTGTTGGGTATTTTTACCTGTCTTTACTGTACATTGATTTTGACACCGCTACAGTTTTCACTGTCTAAGTTGGCCGAATGGTGTGTTGGGACTTGCGCCCCATTGTATGGAAAATATGTTATAATAAACGTATAAATTAAATATCAGTGGACCCATACTTGCCTATTGATGGTTTACTTGATAGTTTTTATAGCCTTTTGAAACGCTCGCTGTCGCCAAACTTAGAGCGTTTTTTTGTTGTCATTATCCATAGATTTCATAAAATTCCTTGAAGTATCTGTCAGGAATCGCCGTCATGGCTTCTTGTTGCAATTGCATAGCTTTTAGCTTATTAGTGTCACTAGCTGTCTCTTTGGCCATGATCTCACGAGCCACGACAACTTGAACGTAGTATTCTTCAAGCTTAAGCTTGCGCCCTTCGGTGATTTCTACCTCCTCTTCCTCCTTGATCTTGAGAAATGCAAAATTAGTAATCTCACCATTTTCTAGTGAGTAAGAAATGTTTTTTCGTGTTTTCCACGTTCCCAAACGGTGCTTGATTTTATCATCAGACCAATCTGGAAGTCGTTCTCTTAACAAATCCATGGTAACAACGCCGTTATCATCATAAATCTGATAAAGCAATTCTTGCGTAAATGGTGTTTGTGCCATACGACACCCCTTTCTATAGATCCTCAACCAGCCAATTCATGACTGACTGATAAATTCGCTTAGGTGCGTCATAGTCGCCCGCTTCGATTTTGCGGACAATACCACGAGAAACACCTAAGCCATCAGCTAACGCCGTCTTAGTCATATCACGTTTAGCTCGTTGGATTTTGACTTTTTCAGCAATATCCTTTGTGATCAGCATTTATTCACCTCACTTTCACTATCATTTTGATAATAATTAAATAATACATTATCAAATTGATTGTGTCAATTGTTTTTCATCATCATTTTGATAATTTTTTTATTGATTGTGGTAAACTATTGATATAAAAGAGGTTCGCAATGTTAAGATTAAAAGAATTACGTACTAAAAAGGGTATTTCACTAAATAAATTAAGCAAAGAACTAGAAAAAAAGTATGGATTAGTTGTCAGTGATAGCCAGCTTTCTTTCTACGAAAACGAAAAAAGACGCCCTAGAGATGAAAAAATCTGGGACGACTTAGCAAATTATTTTCAAGTAAGTGTTAGTTATTTGTTGGGGTATAGCAATAATCCAAAACAGTATGAAGATGAGATAGTATTTAAAAATAATAATACTGGGCATATCTTCTCATTCTCACCAAAAGCTTCCTATGAGGAAGAAAAGAAAAAAATTGAGCAGAAAATTTTAACAGCTTTAAAAGATGAAGCAGTTGTTATAAGCGACAAAGATATTCAAAATATCTTTAGTTTAATAGATAGCACTAGATTAGATAATCCAAACACATACCAAGGGAAGCAATTTGTTCAAGACGTTTTAGATAAAAACACCGATTTAACAAATATGATTTTAGAGTTAAAAGATGATGGGTTCAGTCTAGTTTTTGAAGATTTTGAGACAACACAAAAACCCCGCCAAAATGACGGGAAGGGAAAGGATTAACAGTGACTTACCAGCATTCATACTCTGTTTACTAGTTTATCTATGGATCAGTAAAGACAACTAACCACAAATAAAAGCGAAACACTCTCAGAATCGCTCTCTCAGCATAGAAAAACAGCCCTTACTAATAGTAATGTCTGTTGTGTATTTTCAAGTCACGTCATACTTTCAAAGTATAGCATGGACGGTTGAAACGGCCACATGAAAAAAAGCTAGCACCGTGATAGTGTTAGCTTTAATTTGTATATTAAAACCCTAATAATCTCTTGATGGGTTATATGGGATGTATTTGATTTTTAAATGGTAATACTATGCTACGATTTCACAACACTAATATATGATATTCATGTCTAATACATAATGAAATGATACTAAGATATTAAAATCAAGTATTTCCGTTTGACTTATCTATTATTCTGTGTGATAATATTTTTAATAGGATTTGTTCAATGCGAACACCAAAGCCCCAAGGAATGCCAGTTCCAAGGGGCTTTTTTTACGTACTTATTAAGTTTAACGGGTGTTATTTTGGCTAGCTATCGCTAGTTATCCTTGTCATCTAGCCATTTGCAAATGAAATACGAGATAACATCTGCCACAATGGCAAGGAAGAGCTCAAATAGGACTTGTATCAATGCGTTCACCTCCTTTCACGTAAAAGTTACGCAATCGGAAACGATAGCAAGAAAGATTATATCATACCTAACCACCTCCCACAAGCTCATATAAGCCCCGTACAGACATTTTGAAGCAGGGCTATCTATTTACATTCTCAACTGCTTATGCTATCGTATAGGTGTTAAATATCCAATTCTAGACCCATACTTGCCTGTTGATGTTAGAAAAGGATATAACATGACAATAACGGAATATAAAAAGAAAAACGGTGAGGTGGTTTATAAAACACAAGTCTATCTTGGTATCGATAGTATAACTGGTAAAAAAGCCATGACAACCATCACTGCTCCGACTAAGAAATTAGTCAAAGCAAAAGTTACCCAAGCTAAAGCTGACTTTGTTTCCAATGGTTATACTTTGAAGCAGATTCGTAGAGTACCACGTTTGAAGAACTCGCTTCCTTATGGTGGGAAAGTTATGAAAGTACCGTCAAAATCAGCACCAAGATAACCCTTGAGCATATTCTTAGAAATCACATTCTACCAGTTTTAGGTTCATATCGTTTAGACAAACTGACAACGCCCTTGATTCAAACACATGTCAATCAATGGGCTAAAAAAGCCAATGATGAAGAAGTGGATTCCTTTAAAAACTATAGCTTCTTAGCAAGCTATATCAAGAGGATACTCCAATACGGTGTTACACTCCAACTGATTGATTATAACCCCTCTCGGGACGTGGTGATTCCTAGACGAAAGAACAAAGAGAAAAAGCCAATCAAAATGCTATCGGATCATGAACTGAAACAATTTCTTGATTATCTGGAAACCATAGACTTATCAGTTTATCGTAACTTCTACTTTTATTGTTTATACAAGACACTTTTAGCCACGGGTTGTCGTATCGGTGAACTCTTAGCACTGGAATGGTCTGATATAGACTTTGAAGAAGCAACCATCAACATTTCTAAAACCTTAACTGCTAAAAAGACGGTGAACAGTCCTAAGACGGTTTCAAGCAATCGTATTATTGATATTGATAACGCTACTAATTTACTGCTTAAACAACTACAAAACCGACAAAGAGCTACCACTCGGGAGTTAGGCTATTTGGAAGACGTTGTATTCTCTCCTATTTCTCAAAAGTACACCAGAAGTGCTACTCTTAGCTTTCGTCTCAAAAAGGATTTACAAAAAGCAGGCGTTTCCGATATAGGCTTTCATGGATTCAGGCATACACATGCTAGCTTGCTTCTCAATGCTGGTATCCCATATAAGGAATTGCAACACCGACTAGGGCATACCACAATAGCAATGACCATGGACACATATAGCCACCTCTCCAAAGAGAACGCAAAAAAAGCCGTCTCAGTGTTTGAAACGGCAATCAATCAAATAAATCATTAAAAGGGGATTTTCCCCTTTTCTTGTATAAAAGCTAGTTAAAAAGCTAGTTAAAATAAATCACTAACAAACTTAACATGTTCAAAAACCTATCATATCAACGTTTATCGGACTTCTATAAATACATTCTGTTATAACACTTGATTATAGCATATTTTGACAGGAGATTTCAAAGGATTCAAAAAACTCCCACAGACATTACATCTGTGAGAGACAAATAACTAATAGCAACTGGTCAGTTGATGTAAAAGTTCTTCTAAACCAGGAAAAATTACGATTAGGTAAATGCCAAAGACAACTACAATGGCAATCATATAAATACTAGCAAGGCCATAATAACCCCATTTAGATTTAGGGGTTAACGAAATCCCAGTTCCAACCGAGACTACTGAAAAAGTATGGTAAATCCATCCATCAAAACTAAAAGACAAGGAATCTACTCAAATAGTTGAGAGATCCCTCGTCTTTTCGCTTATTTTAGGTTAATTAGGGTCATAATCCGTTTCATATTGACCACAAAGATGGTTGTGGCGGCTTGCAACTCCATGTTGAAAAGACCTGATGCCCTAGCGACATCAAGACCATGTCTTTGTTTGAGTTCCGCATACTTGGCTTCGATTTTATACCGATGCCTTGCCATTTTTTTGAAATGGGGTGTTTCTCGAAACCGTTTCCAAAATAGGTGCTTCCCGCTCTTAATGGTGATGGAATAGGTTTTAGACTGGGCACCATCTATATAACACCCCTCTTTAGAAGGGCAAACTTTGCACGTTTCAATATCGAAATAATGCGTAATAACTCGATTCTTCTTCTGATTTTTATTACCCGTTCTTGCTTTTCGAACAGCCATATGCCCTTCTAGACAAACGAAAAGACCTGCGTCCTTATTGTACTCAAATTGCTCTTCTTCCTTGCGGTGACCTTTTGAAACTGATGGATTTAATTTTGAAACCAAATGAATTTTTTCGTTATAAGCAAGTTGAATATTGCCCTTTCCTGAATAAGCGGCATCACCAATAATAGTCTCGATGTCAACACCAGCTTCCTTTGTATTTTGATATAAGCTAGGCAAATATTTCCCATCACTTTGTTCACCGGAAATCACGACACAAGCTGTGATAATCCGTTCATCCGTTATACCGATATGATTTTTATAACCATAGAATGAGGTCTCCGATGTCTTATGCCCAACTCTCGCCTCTTCTTTAACAGAGACTTCCAAATGTTCCAAGTCGTCCTCAACGGATTCTTTGAGGTAATTGAACTTTTGAGAAATGGCTGGTAGGGTTAAGAGTGTCTCATGCTTTTCGACCGCTGCCATCAGTTCTTGAGTATAAGTTAATTCTGCCTCGAGATTATCTTTCTGAGGTTTCTTGAGAAAAGTTGTTTTCATGTCTTCGGAATACTGATAGATAGTTTTTCGCAAAGCTTTTGAACGTTCTTGAAGAACTTCTTGCAGTTTCTTGTGATTATAATGTGATTTAGTGTGAGTCGCATCCACAATGATAATCTTACTTTTAATCAAGTTGTGTACCAAGGCATTTTGAACAGACTTCTGACTTAATAAATCAAGTAACTTCTCATCTTCAATCCGAAGTTTACGGAATTTGGTTAGAGAAGACGGCTCAATCACCTTATCTTCTGGAGCTAGACCAAGAAAATATTTAAAGGCCATGTCAGAAAACGAGCGCTCCACCACATCCACATCTGAGAGCTTATAGATGTCTTTCAATAGGAGATACTTGAAATCATAACGAGAGAATAAGCTTTGCGTCCAAAATCTAAACGGTAATGCTTTTCCACCTCATCATAAATAAAGCTAAAATCACAGAGTTCTGTTAGCTGACGTAAAAAATGGGTTTTAGGAACCACAATATCATACAAACTAGAGTAGGACTAACATCTAAAGTTAACTGATTTTCAAGCATAGTATCACCTCAACTTTAGTATAGCAAAAAAAGCCATCAAATCGGTGACTTTTTCAGTGGGCTCGTTCCAACCCGACGGTCTTTCAACAAATACTGATGAAAAGAAAAATTCTTTTTGAATCTTAGCGAATACAGCAGATTGGAAGAAGCGCCAATAAGAGCAATATAAGGTAAGGTTTCTCAATCAAAATGGTCTGTAAAAACTGGAATCACTATCAGACTACCTATCAGTAATAAATAGTAACGATAGGGCATGATAAATTACTCCTTCTTATCACCTGTTTCACTAAGATTGAGTTCAACACGATTAAGGTAATTGTCTTTGCCAAGTTCACCTTTGAAATGATCCCCAACTGCTAAGAATGGCAAGTCATCTAGAGTTTTGCTAGACGCTTTGATCTTGTAGATGTTATCATTCGAAGACACATAATAAACGGTCGTTCCTGAGATATTTTGGCTAGCTAAGGCATCGACTTGACCTGAAATAATGATAACTTTCTTGCCACTGCCTAATTGCGATAATTGATCGGTATCCACATCCGTGAATTGAGATAACAGGGCCACCATATCATTATTAACCGTGACTTGTTGATAATCTTCGGCATCTACCAGAGCATAAGATTTCACTAGACCTGCATCATCCTTAAGAGAAACTAAATAAAATGCTTTATCGTCCAACTTCACCAAAGTTGGTGCTGTTGCCTGATATTTTTTCTCTTGGACTTCACCTTCTGCAGAAGCTTGGGCAGCTGCCTCTGTTGCTGAGGCTAACTTGTAGTTGGTCACCTGGCGCGTGCGCATGTTGACCAAGATAAAGCCCAGATTGGACGAGTCAGCGGTCACAGAAGTGATTCCTGTGTAAAGGTAAATATCACCATCAATAGCGATGTAATTGTACAAATCGGTTGTTTCCTTGATACCCGTCTGACTAAATAAGGTATTCAAGAAGCCATCTTGATAGGTATAGTGATCGTCCACACGCATCATGACATTCTCAGCTGAATAAACCCTATCTACCCATTTTGGAATATCTTCAAGTGCATAAAATTGACTCTTACCAGTAATCGCATCCATAAGCACAGCTCCATTAGGATCATTAGACATCAACCCAAACCTTGGTCTGAAAGTCGTCGCTACATAATAAGGATGTCCGTCATCATCCACTTCAAAAGAGGGATCACCAAAAATCTTTGTTGGAAATTGTAATCTTAGATGGCGCTTAGTATCTCTAAAAAGAAAGTCTGAATCGGAGTAGTGCATCCCCTCATCCAAACGAACTAACTGAGCCTTACCAGTTGTCTGATTGACCTTGACATAGTAGTCAATGCCTTCTTTACGATTGGATAGCCACTTCCAAAAACTCTTATATTCCAAGGGTGAAACTCGATAAGGCTGATTACCAATCGTAATCTGACGATAAGCGTCAGAAATGCCAAATTGAGAGACCTTGTCAATCGTTCCTAAATAGGTATCACCAATTTTCTTGGCAGACTTACGATCCAAAAGGGCTAACGTTGATAAATCTGTCTCAGGAAAATCCTTCTCAAAAGAAGCATTTTTAACAGAGATCACATTGGCATAACTTTTGGCTCTAAACAGACGAGACTGGCTGACATTCAATAGAAAAATAGCAAGAAAGACACCAACCGTGCCAAGCAATAGCCACTTCCAAAACGTCGAAAATTTGAGTAAAGGAGCTGAGGCAAACCGCATTCCATTTTGTGATTTCTTAAAACCGCCACCTGTTCCTTTTAACCAATCCGCTTTAGCTATTTTAGGTAGGTAAGACAAAAACCATCCTAACCATATCCCAACTACTAGGAATACCCAAAAAGATTGACTAAACACAGATAACGGTGGCAGATAAAACCAATACCAAACTATCATCATTATCAACCAAACCAAAACGTGTAACCGTTTCTGCATAGCGCAACCTCCTAAATATCATTAAGTTAATTATAACACAACACCAAATCCCATATGCGGTTTCACCATTAATTTGAAGACTTTCTCTGACATTTTTACAATAATCACTAAATAAAAAATAAGTTCTCTGTAAGAACTTAAAAAATTATCTTTTTTTTAAAATATTCCTAGAATTATATTGTGGACCTTTTTTAGCACCAATCATCAAGTAAAAATTCAAAAATAGTAAAGGAAACAAGCTAAAAATCAGTGCCAGCTCCCCCAAACGGATACTTAGAAAAGTCGCACACATAGCTCCTAACGAAAAAGTAACTAGGATAAATAGAATATTGCGACCATCTTTTCTCAGCTTCATATCTTTTTCAATAAATCCCTTCACCCAATAATAAGCCGCATTTTTGATATTACCAGTCATCATCACTGTTGCAAATGATGTGCCACGAATAGATTTAAAAGTATCAACTTGTAAAGACATGAAAAGCGATAAAATACCGACAATAATATAGGGATGGAGCAGTCTTAAGCCTAAGATAGCTATTATATTTAAAGATGTTAAAATCAGACTTGACAATAAATGCCAATGAAAATGATTTTTGAGAGCCCACGATTTGAAAAAATAGGTCATGACCTGACCAGTCATAAAAACGACTATAGGAATCAGAAACTTGATAGCTTCAAGTAAGCGTCCCTCCGCCAATCGTATCCCCATCATTAAAAGATTACCAGTTTGAACACCTGCAAATCGCCCACCCTGAGTCAAGTAAGTAAAGGCATTGACAAAACCACTAATAAAGGTCACTAAAAAAGCACATAACATGCTCTCATAAATAGGATAAGATTTCTGTCGAAACATGGTTACACCCATTCTAAGATCGGAGAATATGTGATTCGAACCCACGCACGCTTTGACACGCCTGGCAGTTTTCGAGACTGCTCCCTTAAGCCCAACTTGGGTAATCCTCCATCAAAATTTATAATAATCATCTCAAAACAAATCTTAACTGATAATGATTAAATCCATAATAGTTTTATCAAAAGTGTCCTCATTCGTCAATACATAAAAAACCTGATGTTCTCACCAGGTTTAAAGATTTATGATTTAATCCAGTTTCAACTCATTTTGACTAAATGGAATGGAAGAATCATAAGGATTGTGACGGAGTTTGAAATGGCGAACATCTTCGATAGTTTGTGTTCCTGCTAATTGCATCACCATCTTAAGTTCATCATTGATTTTCTCAAATACTTGACGTGTACCAACACTTCCGCCCATAGCAAGCCCATAAATAACTGGACGTCCAAGCGCTACTAAGTCAGCACCAGAAGCAAGGGCTTTAAAGACATGCTGTCCACGACGTACACCTGAGTCAAAAATAATTGGAACACGTTTATCAACAGCTTCAGCAACTTCTTGAAGCGAATCAAATGAAGCAGGGCCACCATCCAATTGACGACCACCATGATTAGTTACCCAAATTCCTGATGCTCCTGCATCTAAAGCTCTAAAGGCATCCTCAGCACTTTGTGGTCCTTTAACATAAACTGGCAGTCCCGAATATTGAGCAATGAATTCAACATCTTTTGGAGAAAGAGCCTGCTTAGCTGATTTGTAAACAAAATCCATGGATTTTCCAATTCCTTCTGGAAGATATTCCTGAACAATCGGCATATTGCATGGGAATGTAAATCCGTTACGCTTATCCACCTCACGATTCCCCCCAACTGTTGCATCAGCCGTTAAAACAATTGCTTTAGCCCCCTGCTCTTTAACACGATCCATAATATGGCGATTAATGCCATTATCTTTACTAAAATAAAATTGGAACCATTGAGGGCTACCATTCAAGGCTTGGGTAATTTCCGGCAAATCAGTTGAAGAATAAGAACTTGTTGTATAAATAGTACCAAACTCACCAACACCTTTGGCACTGGCAACCTCTCCTCCTTCATTAGCAAGTTTATGGGCTGCAACAGGAGCCATGATGATCGGCGAAGTCAACTCATCTCCATCAAAAGTAATACGCGTATCAGGATTCTCAACTCCCTTTAACGTATGAGGAACAATAAGTTTATGATTAAAAGAACGGATATTTTCGTGAAGTGTAAAGGTATCACCAGCACCACTAGCAATGTAACCAAATGCGCCTTTTGGAATAACTTGTTGAGCCATTTTTTCCAAATCAAATACATTAACAAAATCTACAAGGCCTTCAGCTTTACTTGTTTTAAAATTCATAAAAGTCTCCATATTTTTATTTATTTGTCAGCGCTTTCAAATTATAAACATTTTACAACATCATTGTAAGCGTTGTCAACTCATTAGACCTTATTTTTTAAATATTTTTCAAAAAATATTAACATTAAATTAAATGACATTTTCATATTTTCATGTATTTATTTTCACAATCAAAGCCCTCTTCTCGCTATGACAAAGCAATTTTGTTATAATAAAATGCATCGAGAATCAATAGTGACTACTATAAAATGACTTTATGATAACTTACAATATCTAAAAATAACTATTCATTTTCGTCTAGAAACCGCAATTCACTTATAGAAAAGGACACCTCATGAAACTCATTTCCTGGAATATCGACTCCCTCAATGCTGCATTGACAAGCGACTCGACTAGAGCTCTTTTATCCCGCGCTGTTATTGATACACTCGTCAACGAGGATGCGGATATTATTGCCATTCAAGAAACAAAATTATCTGCCAAAGGGCCTACAAAAAAACATCTAGAACTATTACTAAATTATTTCCCTAACTATCTCAACGTCTGGCGCTCCTCAGAAGAACCTGCACGTAAGGGATATGCAGGAACAATGTTTTTCTACAAGGATAGCTTGAATCCAATCATTACCTTTCCTGAGATTGGTGCTCCTACAACGATGGATTCAGAAGGACGCATTATTACCCTTGAATTTGAAGGTTTTTACGTGACACAAGTATACACACCAAATGCTGGTGATGGTTTAAAACGTCTGGCTGACAGGCAAATCTGGGATAAAAAATACGCAGAATACCTAGCAGAACTCGATAAGAAAAAACCTGTTTTGGCAACAGGAGATTACAACGTCGCTCACAAGGAAATTGACCTTGCAAATCCATCTTCAAATCGACGCTCTCCTGGTTTTACAGACGAAGAGCGTCAAGGATTCACAAACCTTCTAAACTATGGATTTACAGACACTTTCCGTTATATTCATGGCGACATTCCTAACGTTTATAGCTGGTGGGCACAGCGTAGTAAAACCAGTAAAATCAACAATACTGGTTGGAGAATTGATTATTGGTTGACATCAAATCGCCTGGCTAATAAAGTCATTAAATCAGAAATGATTTCTTCCGGTGAACGCCAGGACCACACACCTATCCTCTTGGAAATCGACTTATAACACACTCCTACTATTTGAATGAGTCGTAAAAATTTTTCTCAAACCATCTGCCAGACTACCTAAGCAGAGAGAAAGTCTTATGCTCCTAAATTTCATTTCCCAACAGTAGCCATCGCCTCTGTTTTTAAACGGCACTATCGCCGTTTTTCCTTTATAGTAATCCTCGAAATAAACCACGTATGACATTAACGACCAAACAATATACAAGACTTAAAGAGCAATTTGAAGCACTTGCCGATCCAGTTAAAGCTATCAAGATGAGTGCTTACATGAAAAACCACTTCGCCTTTTATGGCATCCCGGCTCCTGAACGTCGCAAACAATACGCTGCTATTATTAAAGACGCTAAAAAAGTCAAACATATCGATTGGGAACTCCTAGATTTAGCCTGGAAACAACCCCCAAGAGAATGGCATTACTTTGTTTGCGATTACCTAATCAGATTAAAAGCGCTAGTTACCATAGACGACTTGCCAAAACTAGACCACTTTATCCGAACCCAACAATGGTGGGATAGCATCGATCAACTTGATGAGATTTATGGAGAATTAGTCAGTCGTTATCCTGAACTTAAACAACTGATGCTAACTTTTTCAAAAGAACCCTATTTTTGGATTAGACGACTTGCCATTAATCATCAATCAAGTTTTAAAGAAAATACTGACACGCACTTACTGTCACAAATCATCATCGCAAATCGCCGTAGTCAGGAATTCTTTATTAATAAAGCTATTGGCTGGGCATTAAGAGATTACTCAAAGACTAATCCCCTATGGGTCTCTGATTTTATCTTGACCTACAACAAACAGTTATCCTCTCTATCAATTAGAGAAGCAAGCAAATACCTATAAACAAAAAACCTCATGCGGACAAAAAGTAAATCCACATGAGTTTTTTCTTAGCTTTTACCGTCCCACTCACTGTAAAATTCTGTCAAAAAGTCCTCCATATAAGCATGTCTTCTTGCAGCCATCCTTTTCCCAGTAGCGGTATTCATCAAATTCTTCAATAACAACAATTTCTCATAAAAATGAGCGATAGCTGTTGACTCATGATTCCGATATTGCTCGACACTCATTTCTGTACGAATAGCTGTTCCCGGCACATGGATAAGGTGCCCTCGACTGCCTGCGTAAGCCATTGTTCTTGCAATACCAATAGCCCCAATCGCGTCTAAACGATCCGCATCTTGCACTACTTTTCCTTCAAGCGTTAACACCTTATTCCTATTCCTTCCAGCTTTAAAGGAAATGTTCTTAATAATCCCCATGACCTGCTTCTGAACATCAGGAAAAATTTCCTGTTTCATTAACCAATCGTCAACTTTCTGAAGCCCAACTTCTTCTGACAAATTCAATTTAGCATCTGCTACATCATGTAAAAGAGCAGCCAGTTCACAAATAAAAAGATCTGCTCCCTCTTCTTTGGCAATTCGCACCGCTAGCTTCCGCACACGATCACTATGCCACCAATCATGACCTGAAGCATCTTTTTCTAATTCCTGTTTAACATATTTTTCAGCCCTAGCAATCAGCTGTTCCTGGTTCATACCAAGCCCTCTACCTTAATAAGAGCGTTTCCCAAACAAATCATCAGGGATGTCATGAAACCCTCTACCCTCTTCAAAGTTTTGGAATTTCCCTCTAATAAATTCATAAGCATCTAAACGGCTTTCATAACGAATAATCGCATCTTTTGCACGCAGATCCTGGTCTTCCTCCCAAACCTGCTGACTGGCCTTCATGGCACCATCATTAATCACAATTTGAGTGTCAATCCACTCTTTAAAATCATTTAGAAATTGTTCTTCTCTGGTCATCTTATTGCTCCTTATTAACTAATCACATCTATTATACCACGAATCTTCAAAACATCTTCGATACTTTCTGACATCAAAAAGTATCCAATAACTTGCATATTTGGACTTTGAAGACGACATCTAAAAGACCGATCAGTAGTTAAATGCTAAAATTTTATAACGCCCATTTATTTTTTGCAATTTATAATAACGCCAAGCGTCTGTCCTATTATTATTAATAGTCGCTTCAAAGCTAACCGTGTCATCCTCAACTTTTATTTTATCATTTTATCGAAAGACCTTGTCGACACATTCTGATAGGGTTCTTTGACAGCCATATACCAAGCTAATGTTTCCTTATAAGCTGGATTTTTCTTTGACACATATAAAGCCACCATACAGTCTCTCTTAATCTGAATCGCAGCACTAACAACATCTCTAAAAGAAATCATAACGTTTTCCAAGTCCTTAGCGCCAGAATTAGTATTGGGTATCTCTTGATAGTAAATGCTACCACATTTCTTGTATATGATTAATAATCTATACTTAGTAGGGCACCTCTAAAAACTCCCTAAATTTCCCCAAAATGAGATAATAGAATAAAAAGTAATGAGGAGATCTGTCATGCATTTATTCACAGACGATGAAAAAATCTTGTCAAAACTATCAGAGAAAGGCAATCCCTTAGAACGTTTGGATGCCGTTATGGATTGGAATATCTTTCTTCCTTTGTTGTCAGAGTTATTCAGTCGTAAAGATAAAGTCATCAGTCGTGGCGGTCGTCCTCACCTAGATTATCTCATAATGTTCAAAGTGCTCTTGCTTCAACGTCTTCATAACCTATCTGACGATGCCATGGAATATCAACTGCTGGATCGTA